CCAGTAACTGCAGGTGCTGCGATAAGTGTACCTGCTTATGGGTCTACAGTTTTTACAAGTGCAGTTGCAGCTACTTCTGCAACCTTGGCAACTTATGCAGGAATTCCTAATTTAACTGTTCAAATGAATGGGGGACAAGCGAATATTGGTTTGAGTTGTCATGCTAGAACTCCAAATGGGGTTCTTGGTAAGATTGGTATTATTGTGGATGGAGAATTTATAGAGGGGCAGAGTACAACGAAAGGAATTATAAATACTGATGCTGGAGATACCACGGGTCTTCAGGATGATGTTTCTTTTAGTTATATAACCAATGATACTTATACTGGTTCAACAGAATTTGCTATAGCTATTGGGGGGGTTGGTCTATCTATTAATTATGGAGGTTATAGTGCTTGTAAGTTTTATGTTCAAGAAATCCGTAACGTCGCTGGAACGGGAGATGTTGCGACAAATGCAGATAATACAATGATTGGAGATAATACCTTTACTGGGAATGTTATTTTCACAGGAAATGTTAATGTTACTGGGAATATTTATGTTGGTGGCTGTATAGTTTATAATTCAACAGGTACACCTCAAACTTTGGGGGATTGTGCATAATGGAAAATACAAAATTAGCTTTAACAATTGGAATGGTTGTCTTAATTAGTGCACTCGGAGCTGGCTACTACATTGTAGATTTAGACCATACTTATTACTGTGAATCGAAAGAATTAGCTGCAGGGTGCTTTAAAATGAGCACACCGGACGCTGAGATACATACTAGATGTTATTATGATACGAATAACACTAAGAAATATGTTTATTGTAAAGAAGGATGGAATTCTATTTCAGATTATCCAGATTTAGTTGCTAATTTAACCGCAGAACCGGCTAATTTAGATAAAGAAGCAGATGTAGAAAAAACTATAGTTAACATAGACAAAGATGTGTCTAATTACGAATACTGGATTGTAGGTGTAGAAAAGTATCCAGACTTAGATGGTCCTAGTGACAAAATATTCAAATGTGAATACAAGGAGAAAATATGAAAGAAGAATTTAAAAAATTAGTACCAATTTGGGGTATTAGCAAAAAAGAGGTTGAAAAGATTAGTCTTAGATTTAACTCTGAAGAAGAATTAAAATCTGCGTTAGTAAATAGCGATATAGATTTTTTGTCGGAAAGAGATGAAGTAAGATTAATAGAGTTTTATGCAAATAAAGAAGCATTTGCCAAAGGTAAATGTAATGGATGTGGCAATAAGTTGCCTAAAGTCTTAGACAGAGGAATCTGTCCTTTATGTAGTGTAAGAAATTAAAATGGAAGAAAGACCTAAATGCGAAAACCCTAAGTGTAATGAACAAGCGTTTGTTTTTTATAGTGGCAAATGGCTTTGTGGCGTTTGTTGTTCTAAATTTAATTCTAAAATAAATCAATACGTATTCGATAGGTTTGTGGAGGAAGAAGAATGACAATAATCTTTTGTCCTAGATGTAACCAACGAGTATTAATATCTTCAACTTGTTCAGATTTCGTTCATACCTGCAACTCTGGTGACGCTGCTTTAGACCAAGAAGATGTTTTGAAAAGAGGAAATTGGCAAGACTACACTGGAAGTGGAGATGTACCTAATGCAAATTTTCAAGGAACAGAAAATGAACTTCAAGGACAAAGAGCAGGGATAGAAGGAGAACGAGTAAGAAAGTTTTCTGATAGGGGAAAAAGAACTTCATTGTTTAGGCAAAGGCAACATGAAGAGTTTATACAAATTAGGGAGGTAGATTAAATTATATAATTGAAAAATATTCATTTATAAACTTTATAATATATTATTAATTAGTTATCATGGCTCATATTCATCAAACAAAAAATAACAAAGATTGGCGCAAGCTAGAATTCTCAGCACCTATTACAGAATCTTGGGAAACATTAAGTGAACAAGGAAATTCTATTTCTAAAATAAAAGGTATCGCTATCAATTCTACAACAACTAGAAACGGTGTAACTTATTTAGAAGAAGAATTAGGAATGTCTGCTTCTACTTTATTAGGAAGACCTTTATTAAAAGACCACGTTAATTCTATCGATAACATTGTTGGTAAAGTTGTTAAAGCAAGTTTTAATTTTGAAAATAAAAATATTGAATTCGAAGCTGAGATTATGGATGAATCTATCCGTAAAAAACTTAGTCAGGGGTTATTAGATAGCGTCAGTATTGGTGCTATGGTTAAAGACGTTGAAGAGTCTGAAGAACATGGAGCTATTGCTAGAGGTATAGAATTTGTTGAACTAAGTTTAGTTGCAATTCCAGCAGACCCTAATGCAATATATGATATTACACAAGCATTACACGAGAGTTTAAAATTAAAGAAAGAAGAACTTGAAGAAACCAAATCAAATCATACTTATAAAAATGAAAGGAGGATAAATAATAATATGGACAGTGAAATGACAACTGCTAAAGCTGAACTCGTTACTCTTCAAGGTAAACTTGACGCTAAAGAGAAGCTTATGGCAAAATTGTCAGAAAAACTTCAGGCATTTGAAGCTAAAGAAAAGACAGAATTGGAAACACATAACAATGTGTTAAGAGAAAGTCTTGGACTTAATAGATTAGACAGTTTCGCAGACTTAACTATTGAATCTTTGAAACTTTTGAATTCTCAACTAGAGGAATTAGAAGCAGCTAAAGAAACAAAAGAAAAGGTCGACGAGAAAGTCGAAGTTAAAGAGGAAGCCGAGAAACCTGAAGAAGACCCAAAACCTTCCGAAGAACCAAAAGTTGAAGAAGAAGCTCTTGTTGAGGAACCAAAAGAGGATGAAGCTAAAGAAGCTCCTGAAGAGAAATCTGAAGAAGCTCCAGTAGAAGAACCTAAAGAGGAACCAAAAGCAGAAGAGACTTTGAAATCTAAGGTTGTCGAGGAGGAGGCAGAATCACCTGTTGCGTTTAACGACCTAGTTGTTGAGCAAACAGGAAAAGGATTCACTATCTGTAGGATGAACAAATAAATATGGCAGTTGTATTAAATTACTTACCTGTTTTTGATTTCGGAAATCCTAAGATAATTACTGCTTATGCTAGAGAAGACATCTCTGGCGGTCAATTAGTTTTCGCTTCCGGCGCAGATAATCAAGTTAGTTCTGGACTTAGTTCCTTTGTTACCTCTGATATTAAAGTTGCAGTTTGTTCAACAGACTCAGCTCAATTTACAGGAGTGGCATTAGCAGGAGCAAGTTCTGGAACAGCAATGTCTGTAGCTATCGAAGGGGCATTTATTTTGCCTGCCGATGGTTCTGTTTTTGCAGGACAAGCTATAGAACAACTTGGTGGTGTAGACTCCGTTAGAGCTTTAAGCTCTGGAGCAATCCCGTCCGCTTTGTATACAGTAGGTATGCCAGGTTGGAAATGTGGAAGAGCACTTACTGCAGCCGTTTCTGGTGGATTTGCTGTTTGTTATATTTCCCAATAAGATGGCTACAATAGATAATAAGTACGTTGCTGAGTTGTTACAAACCAGCACAGGAACTGAAGGTCAATTGTTAATAGTTCGTAAAATTTACGACACTCTTATCGAAGAAGTTAACAAAGCATTGATCCCAAGAAGTGAAGCAGCTATAGTTTTCAGCCCTTCTGACATTCCTGGCTCATCCATCGACGTTGATTTAGCAACTCCTGATAGCATGGACGTTAGACTAGTTGGAGAAGGCGCAGATATCCCATTGGATAATGTGGCTTACACAACTACTAACTTAAAACCGTTAAAATACGGTGTTGGTATCAGAATTACTAGAGAAATGATGGAAGACGGCAAATGGAACATGTTACAACACAATATTAAGATTGCTGCTAAGAGATTGGCGGAGAATGAAACAAGCTTAGTATTGACAGCACTTGATAGTGCAGCAAATACAGTATCTGGTGGAGCATCAGTTACAATTGCTAATCTAACAAGAGCGATTCAGTATTTAGACGATGCGGACTACAATGCAACTAGCTTGCTTGTAGGAAACGAAGTTCTTTATGATTTAAGGAACATCGACACATTCGTTGAAGCTGATAAGTTAGGTAACAGAGACATGATTGCATCAGGATTTGTAGGAAGACTATATGGATTGGACGTTATGAGGTTTAGCACTAATGCTGCTCCTTCAAGTACATACTCAAAATATGCGTATGTGTTTGATAAGAGTCAAGCGTATGCTATTGCCGAGAAACGACCAGTTTCAGTTGAAAACTTTGACCTTTTGAATTGTGATATGAGCGCAGCTTCTATTACACAAAGGCTAACAGTAAAAATCTTGAGAACATCCGCAGTAGCGAAAATAACTTCAAGTTAATTCGCCACGCAGTTTCAAACAGAAATTTTTTATTTTTTTTCCTTTATTTTTTTTATAAAAGGAAGTAGTAACACATAGTGACAAACAAAAATGAGGATAATACTTAGTATATCACAACAAGGAGGTAATAAAATATGGTAGGAATAATTGACGGACTCGGAGGAGAGGAAGTTAACCAAGATAGTAACGTACAAACTGAATACGCTTACGCATCAGATGTTTCTGGAGCATTAGTACAAGGTACTCAAGTTACAGGACAAACTGGTAGTATAGCTGACCTTAGAGCTGAAGCTTTAGCAACAGCAGATGGTACAGTAGAACCTAGTGAAATGGGAGCATCAAATGGTGCTTGGATTCAAGCAGGTTCAAATGCTTTAGGGGCAGGTTCAGAAGTTTGGGTAGCATTCGAAACATCATTCGGAACAGGACCACAAGCAGTATTAGCAAATGGTAATGCAGTAGATGCAGTAGTAAGCACAGGAAGTTTCAGTACAGGAAGCTTTTTCGCGTGGGGACTAAACGCATCAGAAGCATTCAGTTGGTTAGCAGTTGGGTTAAGATAAACATTAACGTAAGTTAATGTTGTCTATGCCAAAGTGCAAGGTTTTTACCGATAAATAAAAATGACAAGACCAAACAGAATAAAAGAAGTAACACTAGAAGCATTTAGTGTCGTAGGTTCTAACTTTAGTTCTTATATAGAAACGAACCCTAACGGAGAATTGCTTAGAGTAGTTGTTGAAAATATAACCTCGCCTGGAAGTATCATTCTAGCAGAAAGTGGAACAGGAATAGAATTGTGGAGAAAAAACAGTTTTACATCTGGACTAGCAGCACAAGAAGCTTATCCTGGCGTATTCATGGTAGACAGCATTGGAGGGACAGGAAGTCCTAATAATATGTGTCCAAGAATAAACAATACATCTTTGTATGTAGCAGGAAGTGGAATGACATCTGGAACAGGAACAACTTTCGGACCTATCCGAGTTTTATACAGATAAATGGTTAGAAGTGACTATAGTATTGGAAAAGTTAATCAAGCTTTAATAGGTGAAATTAAATCTGATGTTTCAGAAATGAAAACAAGATTTGATAAACGATTCGATAAGTTGGACAACCAAATTATGGAATTATTTAATCATCAATCGAAGAGGTTGCCCTTAGCTATAACTACACTGATAACTGTTTTATCGAGTTTATGCGTCGGACTAGCCGTATATTTTATTACATAATGACATTTAAAATAAAGAATAATTTTAAGGAGAAGATAATATGGTAGATGCAAATACAGGAAGCGTTGTTGGGTTTATAACACAATTAGCAGGAGATAAAGTACCGTCCAACCTTAGTGGCACTCAGATGAATTTTATTATTGAACAACAAGCACAATTCGTAGAACAATATACTGGGGTTGCAGTAAGTTTAGACGACATACCCGGAAAATATCAAGGCCCCTTAACCGATTTAACTTTAGCTCAAGTATTAAGAGCCATCGATGTTCAAGAGGGTGGAATCAATTCAGTTTCTTTAGGAGAATTAAGTTTGAGTGAAGGTAACAAAGGTAGTAATTCCGATACAGCAGATATGCTTATAGGAAGAGCAAGAAAACAATTATTAGAATTAGGTAGAAAAGTTCGAGTCTATAAGGTTTGGGGTGCTAGTTAATGACAGTCGCATCTAAGCTTCACGCTGGTGTGGACAAATTATTTAGAGAAGGGAAAACTGTTTCCGTTCAAGTTTACGCTACAAATATTTCTGGGACATCAGTCTATGACGATGACCCGACAAGATACACATCTTCAGGTGCAGCTTTAACTATTTCTGGTTTAGTTTTCCCGGTTACATCTGCATTTAGTAGAGGGAAAGCATCTTCTGATGCGTTGCTTTTAGAACAAGGAAAAATATTAACTTCTGATAAAAAAATTTATTTAAAAAATAATCCAATAATATCAGGCTTATCTTTAATTGGCATAAGTGGAACTACTGGTATTGATTATCATGAAATAGTTGGTGATGGTGTAATTACTTATACAGTTGGTGATGAAGTTATTTATCAAAGAATTTATACAAGAGTCGTCCCTGGTGGGAGTTTATTCTAATGGCTAACGTTACTGGTAGAAAAGGTAATGTTGTTAAATTTCAAGTTCTAGGTGTTGCACAAACTGCTAAAATGTTAATAGCAAAAGACATTGCAGTTAAAGGAGCTATTAGTGCCGGAATTATGCAGGCCGCAACATTAATAGATGAAGAAGTAAAAGAATCAATTGCGGGAAATAGGGCAGAAAATAAAAGTGTAGATACCGGAGAGTTTATTAAGTCGGTTAGAATATCGCAGATGTCAAAAGATTCGGCT